CAAGCATTACTGAAATTAGTCCCAGCCGATGTGTCGATCAGGGGGAAGCTGGTTAGGCTAGAGCAGTTATACCAAGCATTACTGAAATTAGTCCCAGCCGATGTGTCGATCAGGGGGAAGCTGGTTAGGCTAGAGCAGCCAAACCAAGCATTACTGAAATTAGTCCCCGCTGACGTGTCGATCAGAGGGAAGCTGGTGAGTTCCGACCAACTCCGCCAAAAGTTAGTAAAGTTAGTAACCGCCCCATAGCTGGCAGTCGCGCCGTTTGCCACAAAGTAAGCCTCAGTCGCAGCCGCTTCCCCATCGCTCAAAGCCCCGTTGCGGATCAACTGCCCCACGATTGCATTGCCGGGGAAATACAGGCCACCCCTGCCGCCAATGTCATAAGCGCCCGCTGGAATTGTTACGCCGTAGCTGGCTGTTCCTTGATCCGTGCCGAGAACCATTGTGCCTGTAAACCCGCCAACAGGCACTGTCACGGACAGGCGGTCGTCGATTTTGTTCAGCGTGGCGCGGTCGGGTCCAGTCTGGTATATCAGCCGGAACGCAGCCGTGGCTTGAACCGCGTGGTTATCGTTGCCCGACTTATCGCCCGCATAGCCTATCGGATTTGTCGCTGACGTTACAGACGTTGTCCCCGCGCTGTCTTGGAATAGCGTAGTCAGGTCGCTGGGATCATACCATGCGCCCTCTGTGCCGCCTGCGAATAGGGACGCGGGGGAGAAGCCGCCGGATCGAAGGGTGTGCCAAGAGCCAAACGGCGACTTGAGGCGGTGCCAGTTGCGCATTACGCGTGGTCCACAATTACGTTTGAGGGGCGCCCGTCGATGGGAGTAGCAAACACCCGATCAGCGCCCGCTGTTGCAGTGAGGTCGCTGAGGAGTATCCGCAGCTCACCCTCCTCTGTCTGCTGGCCAGTGGCATGTGCGTGGTAGATGTACCCGCCATCAGCTAAAGAACTGGGCGCCGCCCCCGTGGTGGCCCGCACCTTGATAGCCCCCGACTGCACCTGAAAGGTGATTGACACAGCGTCGGAGTTTGTCAACTCCGTCCACACTTTTGGCAGGCAGTTTACGACTTCTTGATTGCGGGCCATGACTTACTCCTTGGCTTTCTTGGCAGCCTTCTTGGGGGCGGGCTTCGGGGCCTCGGCAGGAGCCGGGGTTGCCCCCCGGGCCTCCAGTTCCTCAGCGGACGGAGCCGCCCAAACAATAGCTTTTTTCATGGGGGCTGTCCTTATGCTGCTGCGATGGTTGCGCCGGTATCAGAGCGCTTCCAGTTTGTGCCATCAGAGAAGGCGAGGATTGCTGCACCAGCAGCGCCGTTGGACACATAGATGAGCGTGCCTGCACCAGCGGTGGCTGCGGAGGGCGCGGAGGCTACAGTGTATGTGGGGAGCTTGATAGCCCCAATAACGTCAGCGACCAAACCGTTGGTCGAAATGACGGGGCCCGAAAATGTCGTAGTACCCATGATGATCTCCTGTCTGGGTTAGGTCGGCGGCATAATGCACGCTGTCAGGGATAGCCCGAAGGATACACTACCTCTTGACAAAAGAAAAGGCCCGCTTCGGCGGGCCTTCTGTAGTCACGGCCTTTGCCACACCCATCTTTTCTTGCCGCAATCGAAGATCCGCCGCGCACCCATGAGGTAGGTCATCTCCCCCTCAGTTCGCTTGTCTGTGGCGGGGTCAAACACCTCTAGGATCCCGTGATCTTTCAACCGGGTCGGCAAGACTCGCCGCTGATAGTGGGGTTTCGGGCGCAACCCTAGCTTGGGGCTCCAGACCTGATAGTCCGCAACAACGTCGGCTTCCTTCTCGAAGCCTAGCTGGGCGTACATGCCCCCGCCGAACAACCTGTTGTCGGAGAACGACTTGACCTCGCTTGGGTCATGCTCCTTCACGAACGCTTTGAACAACCGGCTGGCCGCCCCTGCCACTGCAAGGCGTGTTGCGTACCGGCTCAAGGTCCATTGGCGCACCTTTGCCCCCGCACCCCGATCGTTGTTCCCGAAGGAGAACCTCATGCAGGCAACGAGCTTGCCCTTGTGATAGAGGCCATAATGATCTCCAGATCCCCCGCCGCCCTGCGGGTGGAACTTCTCATAGAACTCTCGGGACTCCTGCACTGTAGGCTTGCGCAGCTCGCACTTGCGGGCCATCAGCCTGCCCCGGGTCTTCCCAACGGCGTTGCGTAGCATCCGCTTGATCGTGGCCGTCCGTTCTGCCCACTCTGTCTCGTAGAGCGTTATGAGGCGGATGCCCTGAGCCTCGCACAGGCGGTGCTTCTCAGCATGGCGCAGCTTGTTCTTGCGCTCGTCGTCCTTGTCGCCGTGGCTGTGCCAGTACATCCCGCAGAACTCGACAGCTAGGTTATGCTCAGGCAGGTAAATGTCCAGCTCCTTGGGCCCGATCAGCGTGCGGTCGCGGCGGACAACTGTTGTGAACTGTGAAAGGTAGGTTGCTACGGCGTCTTCTGGGGCGGATTTCATGTTATTGCATTTTATGCACCCGACTTTTCCGGCAAGATGGTTCACGGGAGTTTGTTCAAAGGGTCCGTGTTGGGGGCAAGTTATGCTCACCTTCCCGAGGAGGACATTGCCAAATTGCTCACTGCCATAGGAAAACCTATTTTTGTGGACAATGCTGCTCCGGCGAGCGAACTCCGCCACAGGCATTTGGCGCGCTACCCGTAGGCGCTGATTTGCACATTCAGGGCAGCCTTGCCTACCCCTATAGTGGTTGTCCGGGGTCTGCGAAAAAATACCGTGGGCCGGGCACAGGATGTCTACCTTTGTTTTGTACCCTCGGTATTGCACGCTGCCATACCCATAAGTGCTCCCATGGACAGATTCAAATCTGCGTACCCAATCAACACCCTTGCCTGCACATTTCGGGCAGCCTGATCCCTGTAGATGGTTGCCGAGTTTTTGGGAAAATGCACCGTGTTCTCTACAGTGGGCAGTTATGGGGTTTATGGACCCTCGAAAGGTACTGCGGTCGTAGGTATATACCCCGCCGTGGACTAAATGGCATTCTGCTAGATACTGTGTCAGTGATTTCTTCTTGGGCATGGTGCTGACGCTCCGTAGGTTTTGCGGGCTGTGTTACCTAGATAGCGTTAGTTACCACTTGTAGTCAACACAAAAGAAAAGGCCCGCCGAAGCGGGCCTTCTGTAGCATAAGTGCTTGATATTGCTATCAAGCCCCTGCGGAGCCGTAGATGCCCAAGGGATCGCTCACCCCGAAGCTGTAACGTTCTCTGCTTTTGTAACGCACGTTTCCTGAGTCAAAATCGCCGTCCATTGCAGTGGTGATTGCCGCCCGAACAAAGTGTTTCATCCCGTTCGGCACGTCAGTTGTAAGGAACCATGCATCAGCATCAGTCAGATAGTGATTGACACGGTAGCCTTCAGGGATGGAGCCGTTCGTCTTCAGGGCGTTCAGATCGTTGTCAGCAGTGCCGACACGCAAATCAGTCTGCAGCAGACGAGTTGCAACGAACATGAGGCCCGGTGGGATGATCAGCTTGCGTGGCATTGCAGCGATCAGCAGGCCACGCTCATCCACGTACCCCGCAATGTCGATCACAGCTTGCTCCAACGCCGTCTCGTTCAAGTCAACAGCAACGGAAGGAGTGTTGGCGTTGACTACGCCCGATACAGTTGGGTGTGCTGCCGAGAACAGGAAAGCCCCGTCGCCCGACCGGAACGTCGTGAAGCCTGTATTCAGCAGCGACGCGGCCTTGACCTGCTTGGTGTAAGCCATGGCACGAGCGAGCGCCTTGGTATACCGGCTGGACAAGGAGTCATACAGGTTGTCTTCCATCGCTTCTTCAGTGATGGCGAAACCCATAGCCACGGTCTCGTGGACATAACGTGCAGTGTAGGACTCCTGCGCGTTATCATAGGACAGTGCGCCCCCTTCGGTCTTGATGGGGGCAGCGCCGAAGCCGGACAGCTTCAGTTCTTCTTCAAACGACCGCTCGGATGTCTCGGTCTCGTAGATCTCCGAATGCTCGTCCTCGTACTTCTTGTATTCCAGACCGAACAGAGCGTTCAATCCGGGAAGAAGCTCTTTGAGGGCCTGTGCGCGCGAAATTGCCATGGGTTAGCCCTCCTTAAAGGCCAACAGCATTGGTCATGCTGTGGTAGCCGGGGTTGAACTTGACCAGAACATCTGGAAAAGCGTCGGTCAGCGGGGATACCGCGGACACAATGCGGAACGCCGCGGTCGTGGTGACCGTGGTGGATTCCAGCGCCGAGGTGGACACGCCCGTCACCACGTTGCCAGTCGAAGTGGTCTGGGCAGCGGCGAAGAAGGTGTTGGCCCCGATGTCCGACTGATCGGCAACGCCGTCCAGCTGAACTTGGAACAGGACGTTCGGATCATCGACGACAAGCGCCTTGATCTCAGTGCCCGCCGGTGCAGCATAACCCGAAGGATAAAGCTGCGAGAAGATCAGCTGACCTTGTGCGTTGATATACTCACAACCCATGAAGACGCCCAGCGAACCCCGGAGGGTTGTGCCAGTCGCAAACGCGTTGGTGGTGCCATCGGCGCCAGTTGCGGTGGTCAAAGCAAGATAGCCGTCCGCGCCGATGTGTACGACTTGCCCTACAAACAGGTTCGTCGCTTCACCAGCGGGGTCGATCAGGTACTGGGACATAGCCCCAGCATAAGCCATACCGTCAGCGCGTTTTACGGGCTTCAGGCCATAGGGAGCGGCAGTAAGTGCCATTTCTCATCCTCCAGAATCGTGTTGAGGAGGCAAGGTTATCCCTTGCCAAACGAAGTGCGGGACGAACGCTCCGGCGCGAGCACGGGCATCCGTGAGTCGGACTCCTTCATGTAGTTCCGGTCAACGGCATCCATCTGGGCTTGCGCCTGCTGGGCCTGACCGACAACACGTCGGGCCGCCTGTTTGTCGGGGATGCTGCAGAGCAACAGACCACCAACCTCAATGTTGTCCGGGAACCGAGAGTCCACGTCAGACATGATCTTCAGTTCGAGGTACTCGGAGGCTTTGACAGGGACGTAACCTTCACGAAAGCGACGTGAGACGTTTGCCATGTCAGCATTGCCGAGGGACGAGGTGCGAACCCAACGATAATGGAGACCATCACGCGGTTCGGGGGTGGGGAGCATAGACTGGCGTTTCCACGGTGTGTCGTGGGCTTCGGCCTCACGAGTCTCCGACTCTCTGGGGGTACGATCAGCCATTCTTCATCTCCTTGATAATCTGCGCCGCGTACTGTTCTACCGTCAACCCGAGCTTCTTGGCGAGAGAAACCTGCGTCGCTGTCAACGTAACCTTGCGAGGTGTTGCTGCGGTACTTCTACCGCCGGGGGCCACCACGGAACCCGGTTGCTTCCGGGGTGTTGACTCCCCGCTGGTCGCAAACTTGTCTGGAAACCGCTGTCGCATAGCGGTGTCTATCTCAGTATAGTACGCTTCACTGTCTGGCGCAACACCTTCGCGCACCGCGCGCTCGTGGACGCCGAACGCAAGAGCCGTCATCTCCGCGTCCTTGCCGAACCAGTCGTTTGTCGTGGCCCAAGATTCTGCCCGGGGCGACGGTTTTGGCACTGAGGGGCGCTGCGGAGCGGGGGCCGGGGTGGCCGCCTGCTGTGGCTGAGGTGGCCGGTATGACGCGAGCCGTCCTTCTTCGCCCTTGATGTCGGCGAGCTCGGCACTTGCAGACACGAACGCATCTGAGTCCCCTGCCTCATAGGCGGCTTTCATCTTAGCCTTCACCTGCTCCAGCTGGGACTTTACCCGGCCCTGAGCCTGCGAAACGAAGGCTGCGTCGCCATCAGAGAGGCGCTTGCGATACCCAGCGATTTCTTCTTGCTGGCGCTGGGCGTAGGAAACAGCCTCGTCCCGCAGCCGGGCGGACTCGTCCGCGCGGCGGCGCTCCTCGTGGAACTCGTACTTGAGCTTGCTGATGCGCTTCTTCACGCCATCAGAATACTGCTCCAGATCATCATCTTCCGGGATTTCCGGTGCGGCGCCTTCCGGGCGGCGTGGCCGACCCTTGTCATCCGCAGGCGTATCATCGACAATTTCAATCTCGAAGTCGTCGTCTTCAGCGGGCTTTTTGGCTTTCTCGTTCATGCGCGGCTGTACCCCCGTGGGTCTTCGACAACTGCTTCCACAGTGTCATCATTGATGATGCGGAACTCGTCCCCATGCACTCTGAAGCGCGTGCCGGAGTACGAACGGAAGATGATGAAGTCGCCTTCCTTGCACCACGGGCCGCCGGGGAATTTGGTCGTGTCTCCGTAGGCATCGGAACCTAGCCTGAGAACGTATCCAATGATGGAGGCAGTTTCTTCTGCGTCCCGACGCTCATCGGGCAGGTGTACCCCGCCCTCGGTCGTCTTGTTCAGCTTGGGAACAGCAATCAGGAGCTTGTAGCCCTTGGGTTCCGGGAGTTTGGCGCGCAACTCCTCGTCGATCTTGACGCCGGTTGGTGTAAACATGGTCTCTCCGCAGCGTTTAAGGTACGCCGTTACCTAGCGTGGGCTGGTCCCACGGTATGGGGTCATATGATAGCGAGGAGCAGTT